TTCATGCTCACCATATTTAGCAATCCTTTTTATAGCTATATTAACTTCATCCCTCTCTGACTCTGTTAGCTCTATATATTGCTCGTCAGTAATGCCCTGTAGGTCTTTTATGCTTTTTATTATCATGTTTTTTAGATTCGGTTAATTGTTTGGCATGGTGGTTAAACACGGGATTTCTATTTCCCAACAAAAAATACGACCTTGATCATCTTCCAAATAAACCTTCCAATTACCGTGCAGAGCTGGTGAGGTTGAGTTTAAACTTCCTGGTTGGGTTGCGCCTTTAAGTAGTAACCCAAAAAAATCAGAATCTCCATTTCCGTATCCTCCTCCCGACACTACACCGCCTTGTGGAGAGCTTGTTACTGTAAGTGCAGCATTGGATGCATACCACTTTCTAGTAGGGAAAGGCCAGCCTGTCCACCCAGCGTTATATGGTGGTAAAGGTTCTATTAATAGTCCTTGTCTACGGAAATTTACATATGGGTTGCAATTAGCATTAGGAGTTCCAAACTGCCCTTGCAAGTAGTGACAACCTTCTATTGGGTTTAGATTTTGATGGTAATTATCTGTATTCGCACCAGCTTCAAGCCAAACTCTAAGTGCAGTTGCCATAGGCGCACCTGGATTATTAATAGAGCCTTGGGGGCCGTTATTTAAACCGCCTCTAGGTATTTCCACTGATATTCCTCCACCATTTGGAAAATTCTGAACATCAACTCTAAAATCTGGATCCCAATGATCGTTACAATCTGCTTCTCCATCCATGTTTGATGGATTAAAGTTTATTATCACTTCGTGGTAAGGGTTAACTGCTTTTAAGTAGTTTGTTTCGCCAGCAGGGTTTGACATTCCCACGACATAATTAGTTCCTTCTGGGTGAGAGCTTAAACCGTTATCTAAATACTCTAAACTACCTGTACAAGGATATAAACAACTACCATCGTCTATAGTTGCTAATGGATCATAGTTTGTTGCTGTAGAGTCTGTACAGCCATACACATCATACGTACAACTACCATCATCACAAGTAGCTAGTGAATTAAAGTTATTTGCTAAAGGATCCATACAGCCATCTACACATGGAATACAAGAACCATCATCAAAACATGCTAATGGGTTATAATTTGTCGCTGTAGGGTCTGTACATCCAGCTATATAACAACAAGAACCATCGTCTACCTGCGCAGCTGGATTATAATTTGTTGCCGTTATATCTGTACACCCAGGTATGTATGCGCACGAACCATCATCTACAGTTGCTGTAGGATCATAATTTGTTGCTAAAGGATCTGTACAACCATTAACACCACCACAGCTCACTATAAAATAGTTTTCTATGCTACAACCGTTACTGTCGGTTAATTTCCAAAGCCAACTACCAGCATCTAAATCGGTAACGGCTGAATCGCCACTAAACGTATATGAGTTTGGATCTATAATTTCTGCGCCAATTGGAAAAAGTGTCACTGGATCTACAGGTGTGTATGACACTACCCAAGAAGTAGCTGTTGGTTCCATAGCCACCGTTAAATAAGCTCCACCACCAATACACAAGCCGTCATCCCAGTAACCAGGCAACGTGCTTGCGGAACCGTCGAAAATAGCAAGGTTTTGACACGGGTCGCCACAAGCAGCATTTGTATCTGCTTGGCAATCGGCCTCTGTAGCATAAACTCCACCTAGCCCAACCACGCTTTCACACAGGCTAGGGCCTTCTGTGGTTGCGGTGCAATTCCAAGAGGTATATCCACCTGTGATTATTTCGACTCCATAAGTTTCATCTATACCTTGGTAAGAAAACTCATTTGAATCAAGATTACCACTCTTACCGTCGTCTAGCCATTCAGTTGTAACCCCTTGTATTTGAGAGAACCACTTACCTTCTTTATCTTTAAACTCATGGCGATCTCCTTGTTGCAGATCAGTGTAGATGTTATCTACATACCAACCTAATCTTCCTTGGTTATCCCAATACTCTCCAGAGTTAGTTATATCTTGTGTTATGTGTGATTCTGACCCTTCATAGTTTAACGTGCTAAAACTCTTTACAGAGCCAGGCACTTCGTTAAACAAGACTTGTACTGTTGACTCAGCGGGCATTTTTGCATCATAGAAAAGATTGTGGACTTCGTTGGCGTGATGCTTGTAAAGCATGCCTTTTTTAAAAGTGAAGTAATCGTTGTTGATACTTATACCATTTTCCTGTATAAACGATTTAAAACTAACCCAACCCTTACCGCTCTCAGACCACGTAAGTGTTTGGCTAGGTCGTTTATCTGTTGAAATCGTTACTCTAGTCATATACACAGCATCGTTAGGTCTGTGTGGACCAGGCCCTGATGGAAGTGGCCCATACATTACCGGTGAACCCAAAGCTGCCATATCTACTTTTAAAGGCGTGTTGTTTAGCTTAAGCCACCACTCACCACCACCCATGTTTACTTTTTGGGTTATAACAGTGTTAGGCGGTATGCCTGGACCGCTTACTTCGTCTCCAACTGAAAACCTATTGGCTTTTGACGAGTTTAAAACTAACACCCCAGGTGGTTTAGGCGTGTAATCTACAGGCACGCTCAGTGGTAATACCGGCAAGCTTAATATTCCGACACTAAAGGAGTTAAAATTAAAAAAGCCTAATGTTAGGTTGTATTCTTTTTTCTTATCATCATAACTACCTATCAATCTATTACTAGTAGCTAAGTTGTCATTAAACCAATCAGTCATTCCCGCTGAGGATATAGGCGTCAAACCGTCTCTAGACAATCTAAGCACAGCGCCTCTAGCTTTATCAGTGAAATACATTCTAAATGATTCAGACGCGAACGATTCTGGGTTGGTAGATATACCGTAGTCCCCAGAGAATGTAGTCGCTTTTCCAAGAACGTTATTTGTTGACACTAGTTGAGAATCACCATCGGCATTATACAAAGCGTCTTTGTTAGCAAGCACTTTAAATATCTTATCCTCACAAAGTGTAACCAAATCGGTATCTCTAGCAAACAATTTCTGTATACTACCACCGTCAGGGTTTAAATCCTTTGTTATTTTTTCCGCTTGTATAAATTGATTTAGGTTATTGACATTACTCGTAGAGTTGAATATACCGGAGTATATAAAGCCGGAGGATCTTTTATCTTCCATGTATGGCTCTTCTAACACAGTAGACACTTTAGCGCCTTTATCTATAAAAACTTGATTGTAATCATCTCTAATTCTGTTGGACTCGACTCCGTTTCCAAAAGAATAACAATTAAACCAAGGCAACACAACTTCATAATTATGAGTATCATCTTCTAATTCAAAAGCTGGGTGGCTTGAACCCGGTATAACAGTAGCTGTACCCGGAATTGGTACCGGCGGCATCCAAGGGTGCTGGCTCTTCACGGTGCTTTCTGTTCTACTGCCATCTTCTCTGGTAAACATTAATCTAGAGCCTATAGTTGGTATCACGTGCGTAGGATATATACTCATGATATCATCGTTACCCGTTAGTGGAAACCCATTAACATCTTGTAACCAAACGTGCGTATCTTTTCCGTACTCTACACCTAAAGCATCAACAGGTCTATCATGAGAATAAACCCTAATATCATCAGCGCCAGGTAATCCAGTACCACTATTTAACAGCACCCAACCATCTGCTGGATGCCAACATTCAACCTTTGTGTTTAAAGCTCTAGAGCTACGAATCGGACCCACGAACTGATTCATGCTTGGTCCATCTAGCTTTGTTGGATATATCTGACCCACTTCATGGTATAGATCTAAATCTATATTTTCTTTAGGCTCTGTCTCCCATATAGCTGGGTTTGTTGTAGTAAAAGTGCTTTCATCATCTGATTCGGTGTATGGCTCTATTATCTCCCAAGTAACAGAACCTGGAATATGTGATTGATCTATCCCATCGGTGGTTGTTTTTATACCAGGAATTGTATCTGTACCGTCGGTGTATCCAGAGTACATGCCGTCAGGCCTGATACCAGGAGCGGCTGTAACTGGTCTTGGTACACCTATTGAGCTAGGCAGCAATATTCCAGCGTCGTCGAAATGCGGGGCAGTTGTTGGGTCGTTTGTAGGTAAATAATTACCAGTGGCTGGAGTCGCGCCCAAGCCTATGTTTAAAGATTGATCTATTATGTCTCCGTTATTGATGAGTGGAGCTATGTAAGGGGCTGCCGCAAACATAAACCTTCTCCTCCTGTTTCTAGGTTGACCCCAATCCTTAGTCATACACGGGTATTTGAAATGGGCAGATGATGTAGACCATCCACCAGAAGTATCATGATTTCCTAAGTCCACTGCAATATCAGCAGGGGCTCCAATGAGTAAGTATGCACCAAGCGCAATCCCCGCGCCAACTGTAGTAATCGAATTAATAGTGTGATTTGGAACTCCCTGTGATACAAAAGCGGTTAATGGTAAAGCGCCAGCACCAGGGCCAATATTAGCTGTAAATGTCATTTTATGCCTAACTGGATAATCTTGGAATGTAGCATAGTTATATAGTGAAATTCCATTTTTACCGTCTTCTGTGTCATAAGAGTTTTTGTTCCACTCAGCGTTAGTTACGCTGGTCATAGAGGGATTCCAACCTTTTGTCCTGTTAATTACACCGTCTGGATCTTCTTTCCACCTCCACAACGTACCAGGAGTTGTAATGGCATCAACAAACGATTGCTCTCTAACAAAACTCTGTGCCCAAACCGCTTCACCAAAGTGAGTCTTTAACTGATTTAGTGACGTTATGTTACCGCTATTAGACTCTGGTCCAACCCCCACGAAAGACAAGTGTATTATATTATCAGTTGCATCTATACCTACAGAAGGTATTATACCACCGTAAGCTTTACTGCTATCGCGTAATTTGGTACCGTGCGGCTTTAAAGACGAGTTACCAAGGTACGTGTTGGCGCCTGCGTTGTTGTAAGTGTTATTGCCGCACAGTTGCAGTTGTTTTTCATTATGTGGATGCTGGTTATTGTTAAAGACTGCCCTCCACTGCCAACCGCTGTCTGGGTTTGTGACATAACTTTTATCATCGTTACCACCGTAGTTCCAACCATCACTACCACCAGTCATTTGAAACGGCCTAAACGCTTCGATCTTATCTATAAACCAACCCGATGATTTCGAAGCAGCGTAAGGTGTTGATCCTGCGTTTTGCCAAAACACCTCGCCAGCGACGCCATTACCATTATCGTGAATAGAGTGAGCGTGATTGTTTGAACTGTTATTGGCTGAGTTTGAAAGCTTACTTATAGATATTCTCTTTGGATCTACGCCGTAATACTTGACTATACCTCCTGCAGAAGGCCATGTATTCAAGTAGGTTGTCTGTGGATTTATATACTGAGAGGTTATTGATCCTTTTACCACCCATTGGTTGCCAGCTACAACCGGGGTGCCCTCTATATTTTCTTTTATTGTAGAATCTTTTAAAATTTTAACAAAAAATCTACCGTCAAACTCTGGCAGGTTTCTAACTTCTTTTTTAACAAACTCAACGGTAAGAGTTGCAATAGCTCCACTTGCTCCAGTAAGTGCTGTCCAAGGCACGGCACTAGAAACATTCATATCAGGTCCAAAGGTTTTTTTAGATGTAAATTCATAATAACCATCAGTCGCATCTTCTACCACGCTTCTTAAAGAATACCAAGCGCTAGAGGATAGGCCGTTATTAATTCTGAACTGCCAATCAACTAAACCAGTCTCTGTTATCTTGTCTACTAAAAACTGTATAACTGATTTTTCAATACTGATATAAGTTCCACCGGGTTGTGGAAAACCAACATTCATGCCATAACCTAAAGGAGGTCCAACACCAAGCGTGTACTCAGGTCCAGCAGCAGGTATCGGAAGAATTGGAGCACTTGTTATACTTCCTCTTGGAACTCTTCTTGTTTTTATAAATAATGGTGCTTCGTTGTCGATAGCTAGTATTTTATACCTAGTATCATCTAACACTGCATCGTCCTGATTATGTCCTTTTTTAAGTATTAAAAATGTTTCTTCGTCAACTTTATTTCTTTCAGCTGAGGGGAATGACAGCCAAATGTTTCCATCTTGAGCTGGGTACCACCTGTCCATAGCTAAGTTGTAATACTCGTTTGACGATTCTTTTATAAGAAATTTAAAGTTCTTAGCCCAGTCTGGCGTTGCACTAAACACCTGTGCTTTTAGCTGCCCAGCTAAGTTAGCTGTTTCCTTGCTTATTTTAATTGAATTCTTACCAGTTTTTGAGCTTGTAAAAACAGGTGTTTCTCTACCAAATTCATCTATGTAAACGACTCCTAATTGGTATGTTCTTAGTGTTTTTATCGACTTTGCTGGGGAATACTCATGCGCTAAGCCAGGGTTTAAAAGTTCTGGGTCAAGAAACTTTACGTCATTTGTGACATGGGATAACTTCAAGTCAACAGTTATGTCGTTGTCTCTTTCGATCCTTCTTAGTTCTGGATAGTATTTGAACGCAGTTCTTATTTGAGCCCTAAGAGAAGACATGTTGTAGTTCTGTAAATAGTTAGCATATACTACTCTGTTGCCAATAACTTCTTGTGCTAATGCTTTTCTAGGGACGTTGTCCCAACCTCTTAATAGCTGGTTGGACGGGACGACAGCATGTATAAGTTCTGACTTTATGTCTAAGAAACCAGTTGTGCTAAGTGTGTCGCTAACCTCATCTACACCTATGCCGTTCCAAGAATCAAAAATGTCGCTACCAGCTTTATTGGTTATGTTAACGCGTTTAACTGTTTCCACAGTGTATATAACAGGCGAATTAGACTCCTTGTATAATATATCAACAGAAACAACATCTTCTGGCATTAATTTTTTATCTACAAAATCTCTAACAGCAAGTGATCTCAAGGTGTTGACCATACCTAAGTTATAACCTTCTTTTGGTAGATAGTCAAACTCACCCGGTAAAAAAGCAACCTCAGAAAATGGGGAAAAAGTAGAGTATTGTCCGTCTACGTATTTATATCTATAAGCAAATCTAGGGAACTTAAACTCGAATAAAGATGGTTTTTGTTTTAGTGCTACATCAAAAAGGTTTGAAGTTTGCGTCACGACCACGTTACCACTAACTATCTCAGCGTTAAAAGAAAGTATACCACCACCAGTTATAACCGGGGTTTTGATTTCAATTATAATGCTAGTTAATCCTACTAAATCAGTTCCAACTGGAGTTAGCTCAAGAAAATCACCAATTTTAAAATCAGCCATTGATGTTGTTTCAAAAGCTATTTGGTTTGGCATCCAGTTAGCCGAGTCATTAGGGTCTATAAGAGTGGTAACAGGTTCGTCAATATTGATCTGTGACTTTATCACACCAGGCGTGCCATCGTTATCAACGTCACCTCTGTTAGTGTTTTTCATTACTAATTTCGGAGCGGTTAACGGAGATTTTTTAATAACCGTTACGTGTGACTCTTTTATATCGCCCACTGGTACAAACGGTGGGGACTGACTTGGTTGTGGGTTACTTACATAAAAAACAGTGTGGGTCAAGAAGTCTGGACTACCAAGCTTACATTTCTCTATGTTTATTTGCTTTGGCTCTGTGTTGTTGTCTGTCCAAAACAAAAACCCTTCAATAATGTTAATTCCTGTTATTAGGAAATTTTTATCAAAATTTAATACTCTACCACTACCAGGCCCTGCTAAAACGTTAATGCTATACACATCCACAACCACTGGCGCGACTACACCTGTAGTGTAATCGTACTCAGCAAGGATGTCTACGCCATCACCAGATATCATCCAGTATATGTTATTGCTCTTATCGTCTTTAATACTGCCAATGCAGTGAAAACCGTCGGTTTTTGTAAAGTAACTCTCGGACAAATTCACATTACCCATTAGGTTTTGTAAAGTGCCAACATCTGAGCCATCCGAAGTGCTAGTCTGAACATTTAACGCGTCTCTATACTCATTACTAGGAACCAAGCGCTCGTCGAAATCCTTGTTCATCTTACCGCCCGCAAACCTATTATTTGACTCTGCCATTTAATTAATGTTTTATTTGTTTCGACTTACCTCTTAGGATCTGGGTAATTTCCTCTATTTTTATATTAGACAACCTTATCTTTGCTTTTCTAGTTTCCGCAAATCTTTCTTTCTTTAATCTTCTAACTACGTATTCTGGTATATCTATTCTACCTGACACACAACCGTATATTATCCACTTGTACATAGCTTCCTCTGCAAACTTATGTACTATCATTTCTTCGTCAGTACCTAAGCCATCGCTTATATATTTCAGTATTATTGTTTTGCCAACCAAACTAGCGCTAAAGTGTATTTTACCAGTTGAACAATCTATAAAGTAAGATCCGTTTGCTTGAGCGTGGCTAGGGTCTAATCCATACCTAGAGCCATCCAACGGCCAGTAATTATCGTCTGAGTATACGCTTGTATTTGTGCTTAGTACTTGTGAGCTGTTATATGCAGATAAAGTATCAGACACTCCGTTGTACTCTACAAAGTTAACATTTGTGCCTGTAAAGGCTGCGGTCGCTGTTGTAGAGGTGGTAATGTATGGTACGCCCGAAATGTGATTTATACCGGTTATAATTGTTCCTACTGGAAACGCCGCATGGGAAACTGTCATTCCAATAACAAGAAGATCAGATACATCGCTACGATTCAACCCCATGTATACTATCTTATTTAAACCTACTGATGTCGTTAAACCATTAAGAAGAACAGCGTTTGATTGATGCACTATTTTAGGTAGCCTTACATTAAAAGCAAGCGTCTCTACGCTACCGTATAAAGCATTATTGCTTATTGTTATTGTAGTTATATTGTCTACGGTTGATGTGCTTAAAACCTTACTACCAATAGGAATACCAGCGGCCTTAACAGTCATGCCAACGGTTATGTTTATATGCTCTCCCTCTAAAACTATAGTGCTAGTACCGTTGACTAAAGTACCCTCGGCTGAAAGCAGGTAATCACCAGCCGTGTCTTGCTGTATTGCTTTTGGGTTTGATGTTTTTATAGCAGGGTATATAACATGCTCTACACCACTAGCATCGCTCCATGATAACTTGACATAGTTAACGTAGTCTCTAGGCAATGGCATCATTAGATTTGGTGGAACCTCTATCTCTTGTGCTTTACAGGATTTAAAAGTATCAAAACTCAATTCCTGCATGGCTCTCATGGCGTGAAAAGTAACGTCACTTCTTTTTGTAGTAGGTAATATCTTGCCCTCTCCAATATAAGTAGCCATGAAATTGTCTATTATATCCGTTAAAGAAGTGAATTGATATCCCCCAAAGTCACCATCGTCATAATACTTTTGCTCCGAACCTGTTAGTAATCCCATTTATTTATTGTTTTTCTTGTAGTATTTGTGTTTGGTCTAAGCTGATAGCCGTGTTAGCCAAACCTACTTTATTCATTACAATACCAGCTAATACTAGTATTTTATTTACTAATTCAGTTTCTTCAGAAGCGTGCAACTGAAACGGAGTAGATCTACTCGCATTATAAAGTGCTTTGCTCTGTATAACGTCGTAACCCCATTCTGCTTTTTGTGGTGGCATTACCACCTCACAAGTTGCAGGAGCGTTTGCCACACCTCCATAAAACTCAACATCAACCCCACCCGCCGTGCTATCTGTGTAAATAGGATTGTTAGTTAATCCAATCGAATGAAACGCTGATGCGGTGATATCCTTAGCTTCGTTTACATCTACTTTTACAGCCTCTCTTTCTCCAACAAAAATCCTACCCACTCTATATGCGTTTGCAGGAAAAACACCGGCAGCTACTATTTGCTTGCTTATGAATGGAGCTAGTTTATTCTGAATTAACTCTTCTAAGTCTGAAAAGCTAGATGTATCACTATCCTTCTGCTTAGCCTTGTCTAAGTCATAGAAGTACTGCTCAAAAATTAATAGTTGAGCTTGGTTTGCTAATAAGTTAAACTCTAAAGGGGTAACATACCCTCTTTGCTCTTTGTTAGCTAAAGCTAAAATTCTTTGATATACAGTATCTACACTTATCATTGTTATTTGTTTTTATATGGAAAAGCTTTGTTTAAAGCTTCTTTTCTTTTATTGCAACCGCAGTCTTTTTTTCCGACAGCTAGTTGTGTTAGTTTTTGCAAGCCTGTTATCGAGGTAAACTTTTGTATAGTATCCCCGAGACCTCTTGATTGCTTGGTGTAGTTTCTTAGATTTTTGTTATTCATATTAAGCTTTTTATATAACCCTGATGACTTTTAAATCACCAGGGCATATATTTAGTTATTGTAACCTTTTATCAATACTATTGTAAATTTCCATTCCTTCGTCAGTTTTAAACCAAGCGGCTAAAGCTGAGTAAGGATGCTCATCAAATGGAATATTCATTAGTTTTCTATCGTTAGATCCCCATGAAAAAGATCTTTGATCAGATGATAGCTTTAGTATACCCATTTCAGTCGCTTTTATACCAAAGTTTCTAAGCATAACATTCTCATCATTTACCAGTTCTAAGAACAAACCTGGGTTCTTCTTAGCGTATAACAATAAATCTCTTTTAAGCTCCTTAGAACTCATCTCTGATACCTTAGATCCTAACTCAACACGCATTACAGCTTCTGCCATATCTATGTCTAAGTTAATAGCCGCGTTCAAAGCTTCAATTTCTTGCTCTATCCACTGCACCTCATTTGCAGCAACCGCTTGTGGTTTGTACTCACTGTACATTTTATCTTTATGCGGATGGTATATAGACAGCATTTTTTGCAGTACTGTTTTAGACTTCTCAACAAACAAAGTTCCATTTCTAAAGATAACGTGAGATAACCTTTGATCGCCTTTCATTTCGTCTACAAAGGGTGTTCTCTGGTTTTCGCAATACTTCAACTCTCTTTCATAACCCTTATCTTCGTCAAACCAATATACGTTAGAGCTTTTTAGCATATAAGATAATGGTTTTTTACTACCCGTTAAATTGTAAACTCTATCTTTCACTTCCCAGTGATCTTTGTTTTGTTTTTTAATTTTTGGTTCTGCAACTACAGTTTCTTCAAAAAATTCTGTAACCACTTCTTCCATTGTTTCGATTTGAGGTTCTACCTCAACTTTCTTTGTGTTAGCTTTTTTAGCCATAATATAATATAATAATAATTAATAAAAATAAAAGGACCGAGGCCGAAGCCCCGGTTCTTTAATATAAATAATGCTTATTTCAATAACATGAAATTGTTAGCACCTTGAGTAATTAAACATCTTTCAGTTAGCATGTGAATTTGCATCGCATCTAAAGCTGTAGTAGCAGCGCCAACAGAACCAGTTGTCCAAGACTTCATTTTTCTATCGTCAGTTTGTGAAGCTCTGTAACGAACGTGTAAGAAAGGTCTTTTAAGATTCTTTCCTAAAGATTGATCATAAACCGTTGAAGTTCCAGCTGGAACCATAACTCCTCTAAGAGCATTAGCAGCATTAGCAGCGTTAATACCACCTCTTGTTGCTAAGTCATTTAAGTATCTGAAGTCAGACTTGTAGAAGTCATAAGAACCTCTTCTGAAACCAGAGAAACCTAAGTTCAATGCCATATCTTCAGAATTGTCAAACACTCCGTAAGAAGTACCTCCAGCTCCGTAAGAATTCATAGAAGCTAACATGTCATCCATTGCTAACGAAGTAGCTCTGTTTACAAACATCATGTTTTCTTCAATAGCACCTTGCTTATCAAACTCAGCTAAGATAGCGTCAAACTCAGCTAAATCAGTAGCAGCATTTACTCCAGTAACACCAGTAGTAACATGTCCTCTATCTTCAATAGCGTCAAATAAACCTTGTGTACCAACTAAAGTATCGTTACCCGCGATAACACCACCTAATAAAGTATCAACAGCATTTGTACCAGAACCTTTAACAGACTCTAACATAGACATTTCAACGTAATCGTTAAAACGAGCTCTTGTGTCAGATTCAGCTTTTAGGTACCATAAGTAACCTGATTGTCCCGCTTCAGAAGCAGTTTCAATCCAACCAATTCTAGAAGCATCAGATCCTGAAACTTCGTAGTAATCCTTCATTATGATTGGTTTGTTAGTGAAAGTCTTGAAAGCAGCTTCGTTAGCACCTCTTGACTCCACAGTTGCAGCAGCAGCAGCGTTGTAACCAGTACCTTTAGCAAATTCAGAACCATAAACTAATATAGTTGTTCCAAAATCAGCAGTAGCTCCTGAAGTAGCGATAGCAGTACCATCATAAGGCGCTACAGTTACGTCAGCACCTGAAACAACAGATACTATAGCTTTAAACACTCCGTTAGCGTTAGCAATTAATACGGTGTCGTTAAGTCTAATACCATGGTTAGCCACTACAAATCCATCTGCAGCAACGTTTCCATCCATATCAGACTGTATAGTCACGACATTATCCGTGTCCATGTCACCTTTATAAGATAGGTGTAATCTTGATTGCTCAGACCAAATAACTTGATCAGCCGTCATAGCCTCTTCAGCTCCTACTTGTGAAAGAAATCCTGAAATAGTTCTCGGTCCGAAAACTTCAGCTTCTTTTTCCATAAGATCTGGTAAATATTGTTGTCCCCATCCAGCGTTAGCAGCTGATGAAAGATCTAAGTAATTTGTAGATAATGTTTGCTTTTGTGAAGCAGGTACACTATTCAAATTAGTTCCTAATGATATTGCCATAATTTGTTTTTTTAATTTTTAAATTTATTGTTCTTAATTTTAAACTTTGAACCAGTAGCATCACCGCCTAACACCTTGTACGTTACTCCACCCGCTTCAATTTTCCCATGAGCTTGTCTTGGGTTCATATCAACGTTCTTGGCTTTAGCAATACTATTTTTCATAGCATCAGCTTTACCTTGGTCGTAAAAATGTTTTGCAACAGCGTCAGCGTTCATAGCTGTGTAGAGAGATTTGTGATAACCTTTAGCATCTGATAACGTATTATTTTTATCCAAAAACTTTTTGGTAAAATTATTTATATCGCTTTGGGTGTTTTTAACCTCACTAGCATTGTTAACATTAAACCTATATTTTTTATCCCCGACGTTGTATTCAAAACCTTTGAACTTGTCATTGAAAACCTGCTCGGTTTTCTGGGTAAAAATATCTGTATTTTGTTTAGCTGCTTTTTTAGTTACTTCTGACTCTTTGTTATATCTATTAAAGAAGTCCATTGCTTTCTTAGCTTCTTCTGGAAGCTTTGATCCTAACTTTATCTCTTCATAGTATTTAGACTTTTGCCCGTCTAGGTGGCTTTTAGCGTTTGCAACTTGTTCTTTCAACGCTAATTTCTTTCTACGTATATCTCTATCGTCGTCTACATCTTCGTCGAATGAGAATGTATCTTCCATAAGGAAGTTAATTTCTTCTGCATTTAAATGAGGTTTTGTTTGCTTATAGAATTCGTGTAACAGATCTTGATTGTCCATTTCACTGTAATCTTGATTAAGCTTAACGTAGTCACTTAAATCACCTCCAGTTTCCTCCATAAAGTCCATTAACTTTTGGATATTTTCTGGCAAAGGTTTTCCAGTAGCCTCAGCTTCTGCTATAGCTTCTTCAACCTGCTCTTCAGCTACTTCAACTTCTTCCTCTGTAATCTCTTCTAGTACTGGAGTTTCTTGTGCTTGTGCTTCCGGTTGTACTTCTTCTTGTTCTTGTGGGGCGTCGGCATTTTCAGCGCTTGCAACCACTCCGCTGTCGTCAGCGTCACTTTCTTTAATTTCATCTTCTTGTGGTGTTGGGGGTTTGCTTAAATCTACTTTCATAACACTATCGTCACCTGCAGACTCAAATTTAGTTTCATCAACCTGTGCGGTTGTATCCTGCGTAATCTCTTCGACTACTTCTTTGTTTTCTTCTTCCATAATATAATATAATAATAATTAATAATTCTAGCTAGGGTCAAAACTACCTAAATCGAATCCGCCACCCATAGTATCATTACCTGCGGACTCAAAGTTTTTAGGTGGTTTACCACCATTTCTTTGCTCAATCATCTCACTTTGTTGAGTTGCTTGAATTTTTGTTCTTTCATCTTTACGATCTTCTTTTTCTTTTTCACCAGCCTTTTTGCCATCTACCTCTATTCCTTTTAGCTGCATGTTCATTTGGAATTCCATTTGCATCAACTCTTTTTTGTGCTCAACCTCTTGCATCATTTTTTGAGTTTCTAATTGGGCTTTGATAGTTTCTAGCTGTATCTTAGTCTGGGTAAGTGCTTGGTCCTTTTGAATCTCAGCTTGAGATGCCGCTTGAGCAGCCTGCGTGTTAGATTCTGTTTGAGCTTTTATATTCTCCATTTGTAACTGCCTATCCTTTTCATCTTTCTTTTTCCTACGGATCTTCAGTAGTTGGTTGGCTAGCTTAATGTTGTTTATCATTCTTAAGTCAATAGCATCTTCTAGCTCTATGTTTTTCTGTTGCAGAGCCATTTGTATGTTATTTTCCAGCATAGCTTTTTCTTCTTCGTCTGGAGTCAACTCTAAAAATATACCAAAGTCATATAAGTGCAGCTCAGACATTTCTTTAAGTGTAGCTACGTTGTGAGCCCCAATAGCTTGTATAAAAGCATCTTTTGTTGGAGAGTACTCTATAACATCTGATATTCTAAGAGAAAGACAACTAGCTGTCTGTGTTGTTAAAAACATACCAGCTTGTAATATATGCCTAGTTGCTGTGTTTGAATTTGCTGCTGCTAGTTTTTGTACACCAACTAAAGCGTTTTTGTCTGGCATACTGCCGTCTCTAGCTTCATTTAAACCTGTCACATCTCTTATCATTTGTAGATAATAGTTGTATGTGCCAATTAAAGACTGCATTTTTTGCCCACCACTACCAGTATTTATTTCTTGAATAGGTACTTTACCATGATTCATTTCACCATCAGAAGTAAACGATCTACCTATAACAGATCCAGTTTGGAAGTACATGTTCAAGGCTTCTTGTGGGTTGTAGTTGGTTCCGTTGCCTAAGTCTATCTCAGCTAAACCATCAGCATCTAAATAAACACCATCTGGTACTAGTCTAGACATTACTTGTTGTAGCTTTAAGTGCGTTAACTGAATCATATCAGCAAAACCAGTTATTCTTTTAACTAAAGAATCTATCCTGCCATCATACATTCTAGGCGCAACAATAGAGTAGTTCATTTTCACTTTAGTGTAATCACTCTTAGGTCTCATCATGTTCTTAGCCATCTCCCACTTAAGTAGCTTGTCAGTACCAAGTACCATAGCTCCTTCATAAAGACACTCTATAGACCTTAGCATTCTACCGTAACCACCTTCTTTGTCGGCTGGTGGATCATACTGATCGTCTCTAGGTATTATCTTATCTGCACCAGTAGCTGTTTCTTTAACTTTGTAAACCTCATTCATGTAGGTTTTGTAGTTAAAATAAACTATTTGAATAGTATTGTTGTCTTCTTTATCGCTGTTGTGTCTAGAGTTGTAGTTGGATCTAGAGCTAGACTTGTTTTTTACTATATCCTCCAGTTCGTCTGCTGACAAGTGAGGAAACTGCTTAGCCAACTCGTTTATAGGTATGGTCTTTACTTCTCCAACGTAATATATATCCTCAAAATAAGGTGAGTCCGTGTAAGAATACACTAAGCTTGCTGGATCCACGTAATCTATAGTAACGCCTTCTGAAGTGTTAAAGTTGGTCTTAACAGCTCCAATACCTAGCACTGTTAAATCGTAATAGAATTGTTTTTTTATTAACTCAAAGTTGTTGCCCTCAAACAAAACGCTTAGAGCTTGCTCTTCAGCTAGTTCTATAGCTTGCTTGTAGCTCAACTGCATGTGCAGTTCTAACTCTTCTTTAGAATCAGGTAGTTCTTCTTTTTTGTTCTCGTACAAATCTACGTTAAAATCCTTCATAGAGGCATCGTTAAACTGCTTAGCCTGCATATCTTTTAAGATAGACTCCATGTATTTCGTACGTTCCTTTAAGCCAAAAGGATCTTGAGAGTAAGCTTTTATATCGTAAGTTCTCTCTGCAATACCATTGACAACAATATCCACAAACTTAGAAATAATCGGGACAGGCTTCCAATCTAAATTAAGATAGGACAAATCACCGTTGATCGATAACTCATCCTTATACTTTTGAATAGACTGCTCGCCTCTAGCGTACAACCTTAAATTATGAAAATCATTTTGATTGGTTTTATATCTATTAGAACCTCTATCGTTGTTAAACCATTCTTGTTCTATAGCTTTACCTACTTTCAACCCGTACTCATAGCTCAACTTTTCAGCGTCGCTAACGGCTTGACTTGGGAAATAACTTTTAATGCCAGACTCTGCCATATTTATTACTTGATTATTTGTGAATTACTCCCAGTGTTTGTGTATCTGGAAACGTTTATGTTTAGTTGAGGTTTTTGAACCTCAGCATTTGGTCTATATAAGTGCCTATTGTTAGCCATTATAGCTAAACCAGAACTTATAGATGCATCATGCTTTGTTCTTTTGTTTATATCAAACTTACACCAGTCATTTAACAGTTCGTTAAAATAACAATCTCCGTGTGTTCCATCTTGTTTAATGCCTACGTGATCTTGAATATACATCTCGATCGCAGCGGCATGTGCTTGTTTTATATCTTCACTTGAGTTGGGTATTCCACCAACTTCTTTTTCTGCTACAGATAATTTGTTCCATATTTTGTCAGGCCTATTCATGCTGAATCCTCTGTAACCTCTTCGCCTTAAATAGTACAAGAGACGCGGTTTATTGTTCTCTGCTAATATTGGCATCCCGTAAAACACTAAAGCCATTAGAACATCTTCAAAGAACATCTCGGCTGTTGGAGGTCTTGATAAGTATTCTAGGAAAAAGTTGTTTGCTGGAGCATCTTCCATTGAGAATTTAGTTAAACCGTGTAAAGCTCCTTTGGATCCTACTCCATCCACTGTTCCTGATATATCGTACGAGTCACAACCAAATGAACCTATGTGTTCGTTACCTGGATACTTAATACCGTTTTTAAGTACTACCTTGTTTTGTATGTTAGAAGGTGGAACCCAACTAACTTTAAACCTACCTTTTCGATCCGGGTTGAACACTACCTGAGTATCTTTTATGCCGTTAGCCCATTGGAAATTACCTTGAGTAATACCTAGAGTGCTTGACATCTCTTCGTTATAGTCTATCTGTTCGTATATCTTGACTAAGTTAAATATACTTCCTTTAGCCTCGTCTCTAAACGCGTGCTCTGTAGTTCTAGGGAATTGTCTATAGAATTCATTCAAGCCATCTGAATCATCTTTTAAACCATCTACTTCATTCTGCCAGTTATCTATTACACCTACATCTATTAATTCACCGCTTGGGTCGAACCTATCGACATCAGGAGTAGTAAATACTGGAGATCCGTACTCATCAATAAATCCTTCATAGTTCCATTCCATTGGGATAAACAAAGAGTATAAACCAGACTTTGTCTGGCCATTTCTGTTTCGTTTTGTAACATCTGATGCATTGTATAATTTTTTAAAGTTTTCACCTCCTTTATCTAAAGCATTTGATGTTGATCCCATCATACACTTACCGATGATTCTAGATCCTAATCTTAAACAAGTTTTTGTAACTCTCCAGTTATTTAATATATTTTCAGGTCTCTCCCATTTACCAGCCTCATCGTGTACTAGTAGAGCTAGTTTTTCACCATCATAACTATTGTCCCCTGTGTTCTTCCAGTCAATCGTTGTATCTAACCCTTCTAAGTCTTCTATTTTTTCGTTTGCTGTTATTTTCTTTCTGGTAAACCTTGTGGATGGAACTCTGTAAGCAAGTTCTGTTTTCGGGCGATCCATACCATCTTGTATCGGTTTAAAGAAAAACGGATAATTTATACTAATTGGTACAATTTTATCGGTAAACATCTTCTTGGCATCAGCACCCGTTTTAGATAACACTCCAAATCTACTATCACCCGCAAGAGTGGCTAGGTTAACGGTTTCTGCACTCGACATAAAAGAAAATCCAGATCGTCTATTCTTAAGGTAGCACATTCCATAACATCTTTTGTCTGCCTTACAAGCCTCCCAAAATATAAAGAATAACCTGTTTGCCTCCCTGAAATCTGGTGCTCCAACATCAATCTTACTCCATTGTAAATACATGTACTGAGTACCAGGTATCCAAGTGGGTTTCCCGTTATTGTTAAACCAAAATCCTTCTTCTCTTCTTCTGAACTCTTCGTCTATGTAATCGTACCATTGTTCTTTTTGATCCTCTGGATAGGCACGCCAATCAAAGATGTTCTTTAAGCGCTCCAATTCCTTCGGCTGATCAAATCTAACCCACTTTTGTTTCGTGTTGCTATACACATCCTTAGGTACCTTAGGTAGAGCGATCACTAGGTTTTGTATCTCTATGATTTCTCCTATCTGACCACTGCGAGATAACACGATAATGTCATGTTCTTTGTCGTAGCCGTACTTCCACTTCTTACCCTTGTTCATTCTAGAGATAGTAGTGTTTTTTATCGGCTCAACTGTCTTAACTAAACTTTGCTCGTACATTACTTAGATCTACCTTCTGCGAATCCTTTAAAAGTTTTTTCCTTTGCCTCTTCAGGTGCTTTACCCTCAAGCAAGTTTTCTTCTTCTTCAATTCTGTTAAGTATCTCAAACGCGTCAAATATAGCTAGTTTTTTAGATGCTGCGGCGTTCTTTAGTTTATCAGCTGTTAAGTCATCTTCGGAATCAGTGACAATAGCTTCCTTTGCTACTTTAATTAACTCTTCAACTGCTTTGTGCCCAGCTTGGATTATACTTTTCTTCGTTTCCTTGATGTTCATATTTGATTGTAATAAAATTAGATTTAACTCGATATAGTCTTTCGCCATCAACGATAAACTCGTATTCACTACTTGGTCTAAAACCAACTAGATCGTTTACTTCTACTGTACCATCGGAGAATTTAACGATGCCTTGTAAGGGTTTTTCAGATTCCGTGTTGAATTGATCCACTGCTTTTAGCGGCATTACGAAACAATATCCCTTAGGGCAAATCCACTCCCCATCTCTTTTGTATAAAAAGATCTGGTCAGGCGCTATAAAATAAGTTGTTTCATCAAAATAGCTTCTGCTATTTCTCTCTACGCCCTTAACGTCGTTCCACCTTCTAAAAACATTGTGGTGTACCAGCACGGTGTCTCCAGCCCTTATGTCAGCGTGACCAACTAGTGGGGTTGCGGTTACTGTGGCTTCTCTGTTAACAAATTGATGGTTGAAAATATCAGTGTTTAAAATAAGCTCTCCACTGTCTAACTGCTTAGTGTTGTTGTATCTTTCTCCTTTTGGCGTTACAACAAAGTCGTGAACGCTTTTCATTAGTATTGTAGGTTATACTCTACAGAGACAGCCATGTTCTTATTAAAATCTTTCCAGGGCAAAACATCTTTACCTTTCTTGATATAAACAGAGAACTTGTCGTCTTCTTCTATGATATCACATATAGTATGACCACCATACACTTCTTGCCCCACGGCATAGTGCATAGCGTCATTCTTATAGTTCGCTCCTATAGATATTTTACGAATCAGCTTCGACATCCCCGTGATTTATTGTTCCGTCCTGTATGTTTATATCAACAGTACCATACTCGCCTTCTAACTCTGTTTTTATAGTCGCTAATTCACCTTGCGTTACAGCTAGCTTATGCATCATCTCGTGCTTGCGAGACTCCATAGTACCAATTTCAATATGAACGGTGTTCATAGTGTTTACAGCTGCTTGTATTTTAGCTAACTGCTCATCGGTAATTTTTTCGGGCTTGATGCCTTTAAGTTCTTTAATTTTTGCGTTTGTTCCTTTTGCCATGATTTAATTTAATTTAATTTATTAATATGTTATTGTTCCGTCTTTTAAGTCTATGTTGTCCGTACCGTACTTGCCCTCTAACTTAACTCTAAGAGCTTCTATTCTAGCGTGCACACTTTCCATTGCTTTCATTAAAGCGTGTTTTCTAACTTCAATCTGACCAACCTCAGTAGTTAGTCTTTCCACTGTTTGGATTGATGATTGTATTTGTGCTAACTCTGTTTCTTCAATTTTTACAGGCTTGACGTCATCAAGCTCTTTTATTTCTGCCATAATTTAATTTAATTTAATTGTTGTTAATTGTTAATATTCTAATCCAAATATAAATGTTATTGGTTGTCTGTTGCATATTTCGTCTCCATCTTCTACCGCCGATAGTAAGCCTGGAGCTTCTAACACCAAGAATGTATGTGAGCCATCGTCTGCTGATCCCACTACAGTACCAACTAAAGCGCCGTCTTGCGCTATAAGCTCGTCACCAGCTGCAAACACTATATCACCAGCAGTACCATCACAAATTAAACCAGCATCTCCTACGCTGTATCCAGCTCCATTATCAACTATAACTCCTGTTCCAAAATCTTCACCGCCTTCGTTAGCTATTCCAGCCATCCAAACGGTTTGGTAACCTGGGCCCTTTGTTGAATGGTAACCAGCACTTTCACCTTCTAGTATTATGTTCATCTTAACATTTGGATTTGCTGAAAACGACCCAAGAAGATTGTATGCTACTAAATCAACACCAGTGTCAACCATAGCGCTAACATCCAAGTGCTTGTATCCTATAATATGAGGTCTAGCTAATTGAGTGGCAGCGGAAGATGTTATTGCCCCGTTAGAAGTTCCTAGAGATGGTGGTGCCGCCCCATTTACTGATTTAGCAAATATCAACTCTATGTCCTTAGGCGTTTGAGCCACACCGTTTGTTCCAGCATAATGCATTTGTATTGTTTCAATTGAGCAACCACCTCTTGGTATTTCAATTGGTGTCCAATCAAAAAGCAAGTCTGTAGCCGTGAAAGCCGTTGTTAGTGCCGCTAAGTTTGGTTTTACCGTTACTATTGAAAATTTAGATTTCATATATTTATTTTTTTACTTTTTCTAATGATCTACCACCAAAGTAGGCGCCGATCACGGTTATTAATACTAATTGTAATAAGTCAACCCACGAGGACTTAACTTCAAACTGAATAATTCCAGCATCGATAAATATTAATAATACAGTCGATACTACTAGAAATATTAGAACTAGTGGTCTTATATTTTTACTAAGCCATGAATCGGATTGCATATCCATTTTCCAACGCTCAGTTACTTGTTTTTGCATTTCTGCTTCATAACTCATTACTAGGTCTTTGATCTTTGCTTCTGCTGCTAACTTCTCTTCCTTCGACGTGGTTAGGTTATCTAAAACCCCTCCTACACTTTCTACAAGCTTAGCTGCTCCACCTGATAATAATTTTGCTATTACACTCATTTTATTTATTTCCGTTGTTAGCGTCATCCTCCCAAGGAAAACCAGTGTCTCCAGCTTCCTTCCATTTGCCATCTACTAATATAGAGTCTACGCCATTTCTATCTTCCCTTTCAAATCTCTCTCCGTTGTACATGATATGATCATCATCGTAAGCCAACTTACCTAGCTTCATATCTGTAGCGTGTCTCATTTCGTGGTTGATCGTTTGTCTGTATTCTGCTCCATTAGGATCTAACGTGTTACTAACGAATATCGTTCCATCCATATTAGCTTCACCCATAATGCCTTCTGCGAGAGGCATAGGTATAATAGGTGTTCCAGGAATAGTAGTTTGTTGATTACGCCTAAAACTAAGTTTAGTTTTAATTTCACCTCTATCTGCTTGAAATCCTTTTT